CCACGAAGAGAAGGTGGAAGAGGTACAGAGATTTCTACGTTGCCGGGAGGGGAGAATCTTGGTGAATTGGCTGATGTTGATTACTTCAAAACAAAACTATACAAAGCACTCAATGTTCCCCCTTCAAGGTTAGAACAAGATTCAGGCTTTATATTAGGTAGAGCAGAAGAAATTTCTAGAGATGAAGTTAAATTTACTCGTTTCATTGAAAGATTACGAGCTAGATTTAATATTTTGTTCAATGATATTTTAGAGAAACAACTATTACTTAAAGGAATTGTTTCATCTCAAGATTGGCTAGTTATAAAAGATGCCATAATATATGAATGGCAATCTGATTCACATTTTGCAGAACTACAAGAAGCAACAATGATGAGAGAACGGTTAGGAATGTTAGTAAATGATATGGGATACAGAGATGCAGTTGTTGGTAAATATTTCTCTCAAGAATATGTCAATAAACGTATTCTTAAATTGACTCAAGAAGAAATTGATAATATGAAAGATCAGATGGAGAAAGAAAAAGCAGAAGATGCCGGTGGAGGAGAATCAGAAGACCAACAATGGGAATTTGATCCGTCAGCTGGCAAGCCAGACTTAAAGGTGATCAGTAATTAAAATTTATAAATAGTATAAATATAAGAGATATTTAATAATAGAGGAAATTTATGTCTAATGAAACTACAATTGGTGATATCGTAGCATTGTCCACTTCAGATGATGCCGCAGGAGTAAAGACCGCAATAGGTGATGTACTTCAACAGAAAGTGATGGTATCATTAGAAAGTAAGAAAAAAGATTTTGCACAAACTTTTTTAACTAAACAGAATACAGACTCGAAAGAGCCGGAAAGTCAAGAGGAAGTAACAGATGGCAGCTGAAACACAAACGCTATTAGATTCAGAGCGTAAAGTGATTATGAAGTTTTTTTCCGATGCAGCAGAAGCGGATGTTAAGAAGATAGATGTTTCAACCCTTAATTGGGCTAAACATACTCTTACTTTATCTGGAGCGTCAACAGAAAACTTTAAAATTGGTGAAGTAATAACAACTGCCGCCACAGAACATTTTCTTGTTACTGGATTTACGGCTGGAGCAACCACAGTAGAAGTTGTTGGATGGGATAATACAAATAAAAAAGCTACAACTATTCTAACTACTATGTCTAATGGTGATGCAATTGTTGGTGCAGTATCAGGAACACATACAGAAACCGTTGCAAATAGTGGAAACTTCACAGAATTAGATTACAATCTCCTAGTTACTAAGATAATGTGGATAACAAACGGATTACAAGTTGACATTCAATGGGATGGATCTACTGCAGAAACGACTATTGCAGAATTAAGTGGTAATGGAACTTGGTCAATGCCAGGAAATGAATGGCCAGGAATTGGAGTAAATGCAACTGGTGATTCAGGTGGTGTTCTAGGAGATATTCAATTTACTACAACCGGACATGCATCTGGTGATTCATATACAGTTATAATGGAATGTAAGAAACAGGCACCAGGATATGATATTCCAGCATACGAAGAAAATACAAGTTTAGGATTTAAAGTAGACTACTTAAAAGGTAATTTCACATGATAGGAGAAAAATGAGACTTATATGCGAACAATTAGAAGATGTAGAATTTATATGTGAGGCTACTACAAAAGGAAAGAATTATTTCATTGAGGGTGTATTCATGCAAGCTGATGTGAAGAATCGGAATGGTCGACTATATCCTAAAGAAATATTACAAAAAGAAGCTAAAAGATATCACCAAAATTATATTCTACAAAACAGAGCGTTTGGAGAATTAGGACATCCAGAAGGCCCGACTGTCAATCTTGAAAGAGTTTCCCACATGATACAAGAACTTAAAGAGGATGGAAACAATTTCGTAGGTCGAGCAAAGATTATGGATACGCCTTATGGAAAAATTGTAAAGAACCTTATCGATGAAGGTGCCCGTTTGGGTGTCTCATCTAGAGGAATGGGCTCCTTAAAGCCTATGGGTAGCAATTGTAGTCACGTACAAGATGATTTTTATCTTGCAACAGCTGCAGATATTGTCGCCGATCCTTCTGCACCAGCGGCATTTGTCAATGGTATTATGGAAGGAAAAGAATGGATATGGGATAATGGTATTCTAGATGAACGCCATATTGCCCGAATCGAAAAAGAAATGAAAATAACTAGTCAAAAGCAATTAGATGAATATCAACTAAAAGCCTTTAACCAGTTTATGTCAAGTTTATAAAATTACTAAATAATACACAAAGTAAAACACTTAAATTAGAATAGATTAGGAGATTTAAATGTCTGAAGAATTAAAATCAGTAGAGTCTGAAGAGGAAATAATTGGAGAAGATTCTTCAGATGTTATAGAAGAATCCTCCGAAACAGTTGAAGTTGGCCTCGATCAAATTTTGGAATATGCCTTTGATGAAGGTATTGAAGAAGATCAAGTAGATGCTTGGATTGCAGAAAACTTTATTACCGAAGAAGAAGAAGGTGATGAAGAAGATGACGAAGAGGAAGTAGAAGAAAGTAAAGCTTCCGTCAAAAAAGAAGAAGAAGAAGGCGAAGAAGAAGGCGAAGAAGAGGAAGAAGAGCCCGTTGCCGAAAAGAAAATGTCCTCTAAAGCAAAGATGGCCGCAGCAAAATATGCTAAGTCCGCATCTGGTAAGAAAGCTATTGCAAAATCTAAAAAGAAGCGTTCGAAACCTGGCTATAAAGTTGATAAAGCACTTGCTAAGAAAATGGCAAAATCACGTAAAAAAGGTGGTATTAGTGCATCATTTGAAGTTCCCGGAACTAAAAATCAAATGTTGAAAAACATTTATGATCAAGTTAATGGAATGTTAAAATCTGATTTAGCAACTAAGTATGAACAAATCATGTCCTCAACCTCTCTTGAAGAAATTGAAGAAGATGTTGTTGAACCAGTTCGTACTAAAGTAGGCATTACTTCTGAAGATATTGCTCCAATTAATGTTCAAGATGACATCGAAGCATTAACAAAAGGTGAAGAAGGTCTTTCTGAAGAATTTAAAGCAAAGGCTACAACTATTTTCGAAGCCGCCGTTCATGCAAAAGTTGTCGATGAAGTCAATGTTCGAATGGCAGAACAAGCAAAAGAACAAGAAACTAGTTCTCAAGAGTTCCAAAAAGAACTTACAGAAAAAGTTGACGGTTATCTCACATATGTTGTTGAAGAGTGGATGAAAGAAAATGAATTAGCAATCGAAAGAGGAATTCGTTCCGAATTGGTTGAAGATTTCATGTCTGGACTCAAAACTCTCTTCACAGAACATTACATTGAACTTCCCGAAGAGAAAGTTGACATGGTTGACGACTTATTCACAAAAGTCGAAGACCTTGAAACCTCTTTGGATGAAGAGATTAATCGTGGAGTAGAACTCCAAAAAGAATTGGCTCAATTCAAAAAAGATGATGCCTTGACGCTTGCAACTAAAGATTTAGCCGATACTGATTCGGAAAAAATCTCTAAGTTGGCCGAAGGAATTGAATTTGAAAATACAGAGCAATACATTGAAAAATTAAATGTACTTAAAGAAAGTTATTTTCCTAAATCTGATGCTGTTACTTCAGAGATCACAGAAACAGATGAAACAATTGAAGTTTCTGATGAGAAAACGGAAGTAAAACTTGATGAAGACATGCAACATTATACATCAGCGATAAAACGCTATAATTCTTAATTTAAACCTTATAGGAGAAAAAAATGTACCTAGCTGAAGACCTACAAAAAAAGTGGGGACCAGTCCTTGGACACGAAGACCTCCCTCCGATTAAAGATAATTATCGGAAGGCCGTAACGGCAGTTCTTTTGGAAAACCAAGAGAAAGCCATGCGGGAACAATCCAGCCAAGACGGTGGAATGTTTGGAACCATCCAAGAAGCGGCTCACGCTAACAAGACCGGCGGTAATATTGACACCGTTGATCCTGTTCTAATTTCGTTGGTTCGTAGAGCCATGCCTAATCTCATCGCTTATGATGTTTGTGGAGTTCAACCGATGACTGGTCCTACCGGACTAATCTTCTGTATGAAGTCTCACGTTACATCTCAGGCTGGTGTAGAAGGCGCCGATTCTGTCGAAGCCGACACATCCTTTTCTGGTAGTGGAACACATTCTGCTAACAGTAACCCTGCACATGCCTCTATGACAACCGGTACTGGTACAGCAACAGCAACACAAGAAGCTGATGTTACAGTATCCGAAATGGCGTTCGCAATTGACAAAGTAACTGTTACTGCTAAGTCTCGTGCACTCAAAGCTGAGTACACAATGGAATTGGCACAGGATCTTAAAGCCGTTCACGGTTTGGATGCTGAAACAGAACTGTCAAATATTCTGTCAACAGAAATCTTGGCTGAAATTAACCGCGAAGTTATGAGAACAATCTACACCAACGCAAAAACTGGTGCAGCTCATAACACTACATCCGCAGGAACTTTCGATCTTGATACTGACTCAAATGGACGTTGGTCTGTTGAGAAGTTCAAAGGCTTGATGTTCCAAATTGAACGTGAAGCAAACGCAATTGCTAAAGATACTCGCAGAGGAAAAGGTAATGTTCTCATTACTTCTTCAGATGTAGCATCCGCATTAGCAATGGCCGGTCAACTCTCTGGTAATCCTTCCGGAAATGGTTTTGATCCTGATGATTCTGGTTCCACAATGGTTGGAACTTTGAATGGTCGTTTCAAAGTTTTCGTTGATCCGTATGCTCCTTCAGCCGCAACTAACTATTTCACAGTTGGTTACAAAGGCTCATCTGCATATGACGCAGGACTGTTCTACTGTCCTTACGTTCCGTTGCAAATGGTTCGTGCAGTTGGTGAGAACTCATTCCAGCCTAAGATTGGTTTTAAGACTCGTTATGGTCTTGTTTCTAATCCTTTCGCGAATGAAACTGGTTCCGCAAATAACGGAGCAGGTGATGGTTCACTTACAGCTAACGCTAACCGTTACTACAGACACGTTATCGTGGCTAACCTTATGTAATCCTTTTTTAAGGAAGACTAGAGTAATAGCCTCGGGCGATATAAAGACAAAAAAGGGTGGACTTCTGGTTCACCCTTTTTTTATGCTTACTAAATAGTAATAGTAGTTGACAAATAGAAATAGTATGATATAATAAGGTGTCAGCCGGAGACCAGATAATATAAGGTAGTGAAATGTATGAAGGACCTGATGCTCAAGGTATAGAATCCGTTTTTGTATTAGGAAACGGACCAAGTAGAAAAAACATTGATGTCTCAAAATTAGAAGGAACAGTTATAGGATGTAATGCTTGTTATAGAGATTTTACTCCTGATGTGATTTGTGCTACTGATGCAGGAATAATGAGTGATATTATTGAATCTGGATTTGATGGACAATGTTATTTTACACATAATTCATGGAATCTATTACCTGAAGAAGCATATGATTCTTTAGCAAATGGAACAGAACATACAACATATCGAAGATTTGATTCTGAATATTTTGTATATATTTCAGGACTTGCTGCTAACTGTATAGAAACAAAAAGTTATATTATCTGGATTCCTAAAGGAATGGAAAACAAGATAAAAAATATAGGTGAAGATGTTTTAGAATGGTCTACAGGAACTTCAGCATTACACATTGCATGTCAAGATTTTACTTGTAATGATTATGAAAAAGTTTACTTATTGGGATTTGATCATCATAACAATTATTATGATAACATCTATACTGACACAGAACATTATTTCAGTAAAGATAGTAAAAGAGTAGATGGTTGGAAAGCCGAATATAATAACTGGGATAAACAAATTTTTAAAGTTATTGAAGAACATCCTGCGATACAATTTATTTGGGTAAATTATTGTGGAGATGATTTTCCAAAACTACCAAATTTATTTTCAAAAGATGCAAAGGATATATGGCAAGCCTAACAGAACAACCTAGAAATATTAATCCTTTAGCGGATGTACAATTTAAATTTGATGTTAGTGCCTTACCAAATACTTCTTTTTTCATTCAGACTGTTAATTTACCAGGCGTAACATTAGAAGCGGCTGTAATCGCTACACCTCAACTTCAAAATTTTTCTCGTCATACTGGTATTATAACTTATGAAACACTTAATGTAACTTTTATGATTGATGAGTATTTGAAAAATTGGCAAGAAATATATGAATGGATAATCGGTGAAGAAAATAAATATACATCTGCAGTATTAACTCTTGTAAGTAGTGCTATGAATCCTACGATGGAAATACATTTCAAAGATATTTTCCCTACCTCATTATCCGAAATTGCATTTGATAGTACTACTACAGATCCAGTATATCAAACCGCAACAGTTAGTTTTAACTATACAGAATATATTATTAAGAATCTATTGAACAATTAAAAAATGAAACGTGATTTTGTAGAATTGTTATGGTTATTCAATTCCCCTAGAGAAACAAGAGATATTATACGATTAGACTTGCACGAAGCAGGATTATTGTATAAATATGCTTCTCAACAATGGAAAATAATGCCCAAGACAAGAGAGGGTAATATTATATTAGAGATTGGTCGATATTGGGCAGGAACACTAATGTTACTTGCAATGGCGACCCATGACTCTAAAGTAAAAATTATTTCTGTTGATGTAGTTGATGGATGCCATGATCAAGATGTAGATGAATGGTTAAACAATTACGAAGAAAAAGGACGTATAGATATTAAGATAGATAATTCTCACGCAATGGAAAATGTACCATTGTCTATGTTGTTTGTTGATGGTGATCATTCATATGAAGGAGTTAAGAAAGACTTTATTCATCATTGGAATTATTTGACTGGTCCTTGTTTAGCTCATGATTATACTGATTCAACTTGTGAAGGCGTAACTCGATTTATAGATGAATGGATCGAAGAAGGTTATGCAGAAATAATTGAACAAGCTGGTACAATGATTGCCCTTAAAAAATTGAAAGATTATGAAATTTGAAGAAATACAATATCAATGGAC